CTTTCTCTTTCTCAAGCATCGCCTCTGCTGCCTCAATACACGGAGCAACCTCGTAAGAGTCGCCGTACTTGGCTATTTCCCACATTTGCTCAATCAGTTCTTGCATTGGTGTTTTCATTTCTCTTTGCTGTTAAAGTATTCATTTAATAAATCTGCTAACTCTTCAGGGGTGTCGTTAATCTGTCCAATCTTTTCTCCGTCTACAAAAACATCATACCCCCAATCATAACAACACCCATCTCCACAAGTGTAGTCCCAATATTCAACAGATATTTTCATTTCTCTTTGGTGTTAAAGGTTTCAAAATAAGGGCAAAGAAACATTCCAAGTTTTTTAGTACGCTTTTGGTAAGTTCTTTTGAACTCCTCTTTGGCGTTTTGGGTTTCTATGTAATGATTCAAAGCCTCTTCAAAAGTTCTACTCTTATCGTATACTTGGTCATCACGCCCTTGCTGATAAAACCATTTTGCTATTTTTATGTAGTTCATTTCTCTTTGGTGTTAAAGGTTTGCGCCCATTTTTATATGTGTGCGCCTATAATTTGACTGATAAACCCATCATTATATGCTTAAACGCTCATTAATGATGCAAATAAGCGACATTCAGTCTGTTTAAACATACATTGTGAATATTTCAGTCTTTTTATTGTGAGGATTTTAGCCTTGTTTTGTACATAGGGATAAGCATTACCCGTCTTTCCCAGCTCTATACTCATCAATCTCTTGGCGGAGCATTGCCAGCTCTTCCAAGTCCATACCAAGAACAAGCTCTACATTGTACTGAATCTTGGTTAGTAGTTCGGGGTCTTGTTGATCCAGGGCGTTCAATGGGTTGGCCAGGTGCTTCTCCAACTCTCTCTCGAGCTGGCTCATTAGGCTCTTGACCTTTTGCTTGTAGAACTTGGTGCCCTTTAACTCATCCATCTGCTCAAGAGATGCCTGTAGCAGCGCCACAAGTTTAACGGCCTCTTTGAATACGTTGTACTTATTTAAAACTTCACCCATCTTCTTCTCCTTTCGTATTTACGGATAAGCTGCGCGTTGTTATCCAACAGCTTCACAACATCATCATTCCACTGCGTTCTGCTCGCCGTTATCACCGTGTTCAGTGTTTCCCAGCGTAGCTCAGTGATGTACTTTTCAATGTAGCGCTTATGCGCCACCTTTCTAAATAGCTTTTTCATCTCTTGCTTTTTTCTCCTTATACATTTGAGTAAAGGCCGTTTTGTAATGGTCGCGCTCGGAGGTCACCTTGCGCACTGCCGTTTGCAGCATACGCATCTCTCTTTTCATCTGCTTGATTTCATCCTTAAATGCGCGTTGCAGCTCTGCCATCTCTTTCTTTTTTTCCTTTGCCTCATAACGTGCCTTACCTATCTCCTCACGCATCTCTAATTGAGACATCGGCTTGTAGGTGTTATCACCGAGGTAGTTCTTGCAATAGTCATAAATCTCGCAGTACAGGTAGTAAGATGCTTGGCGTTCTGATGGGTCGCTGTGGTAGCGTATTTGATGCTGCTTCACGGCGTGAATGACTGAGCAATGGCTCATACCCTTATAGAATACCTCACCATCTCTGCGCACCTTGTACGGAAAGAAGCGAGCGATCTCATTCATCGTATGAATGGAACGTAGAGATACCATAATAGCGTTCCGAGCATCAACCACATCCCTCCGCCGTGTGCGGAGAGATGGGTCAATACCGAAATGCTTACGCACCTCTTTTATCATATCATTTGCAATCATTAGAAAGGCAAATCATCATCTTCCTCAGTAGCGAATGCTTCCGAGGCTGTAGCTACATCGGGCTTTGATGTAGGCACTTGTTCTTGGCCCGCTACCAATGGCTCAACCTTTACATCTTCCCAAAGGTCATCATCATCAGCGCCGTTCACATCATTCAAGGAAAGGATGATGCCCTTGTTGATGTATGCCGTAAGGCCTTTCTTTCCCGCCATCTCCCAGCTCTTAATAAAGGCTTTGGCGCGTAGCGTTGTGCCATTGCCGATGAGGTCATCAAACGGCATCTTTGAGGTGTCCCAAAGTTGTGGCGGGTTGTTAGTCTTTAAGCGCACCGTCGGATGCTCATACTTGAGTGTACCATCTTGGCGCTTTATGTTAACGTGGTCAAGAATCTTCATCGATTCAAGCGTTTTGATGCTCTCCGCATCAAGGGTAAGTTCTACTTGATACTTACCGCTCATCTTGTTAGGGCCACTTTTCTCAGTGAGTTGTGCCCAATTGGTTGTGCCCGTTAATACCGCGGACACGCCCTTTGCAAAATCAAACTTTGCCATAATTGTTGTAGTGTTGCCTCAGTTGTTAATTAGTAACGCTGTGAGGCATTTTCAGCGCTATGTGAATGCTTTAGTCTTTATATGGTTACAATACACCAAAGGCCCATAGAAGTGCCTTGTAAACGCATAAGAATGCGAATGTGCCTATACCTAATAGAATGTAGAGCGTAGTGATGTAGCCGATGTTCTCGAATGTGTTGTACTTTTTCATTTTAGTTGTTTTTGGTTATACCCAAACTTACATAATAAAATTTAATTCACAACAATCAACAAAGAATTAATTATCCACACCATTGTACACAGCCAGGATCAAGATGCTTTGCAAGATGCTTTGCGCTACCTTTTTCATCTGCCTTAAATGCAAGTATCTATTTACCTACTCGGGGCCACAAGGCCCGATAGGGAAATAAATACAAATGCAGATATTTCTTTATTTTTTATTTTTTTTCTCTATATATAGCAGCAGCAAAAAGAAAATTAACAGGTTTTTGTTAATAACGTGAGGTTTAGAGCAATAGAAAAGGGAGCCGATTTTAACATCAACTCCCTCTTCACACAACAACAAAACAACAGCTAAAGCTGCCGAATGTATTCTATTTTATTAATCGACCAGCGACACGGATAAGTACAAGCGCTAAGATAAAACCAATAACGCCACCAAGGGCTAAATTGCGCTCTTTCTTTTCAGGAACAATCTGAACCATCGGTACCTCTTTAAGTATCCGAATCGTATCGGGAGGGCATTCCACATCAACCTCAATAGTGTCAAAGCTCCGTCTAATATCAACAACCACTCCATTCTTTACTACCCTAATGGTATCGACCTCTTTAATAAGTATGGTGTCTCTAAGCTCAACGCTTTCCTTTATTATGGTGGTGTCGATCCTTAGAACCGTATCCCGAGCAAGCGCTGGGTTTTTTGCAATCGCACGCTTTAGGTGCCACGATGCACCACAGCTTGTTAGCATTAATGCTATACTTACGGCCCCTAACTTCCACAAGAGTCGCATTCCTCAGGGTTTTCTATAGAGCATTGTGGTTGCTCCTGGTTTTCTAATTCCTCAATAAAGCTGTTGAAGCTATCTTCCCAATCTTCCATTTATTTCCTTTTATTTATAAATCCTAAAATAGTCTCATCATCCTTGCTGCGCTGTGCCGCTGAATTGTCACGCATAACTAAAGCACCAAAGATGAAGAAGGTGATGATGATAGCAAAGAAAGCGGGCACTACATAATCTTGCAATGCGATGTATGAGGTATTCTCAACAACTACTTCACCGTCTATCGATGTGTACAGTGTTTTATACGCCTGCTCATCTTCACTCCAAACCCAATCGTAGGCAACGCTGTCCTTATATTTAGCATAATGAGTGCGCAAGCTATCCGCATACTGCCAATTGCAATTGGTGTAGTGGTATGCGCTATCCTCTGCAAGTAAAGGATAATGACATTCGTATTTAGCCGTTTTTTTCGGTTGCATATTTCACACCCATTATAGTTCCTATAATACTGAAGCTATTGGTAAGGAGTATCCCAAAGAGATTACTCCACGCATTTCCCAAGATCGTGGTATCCTTATCTGCAAGCATTGCCGTAGTATAGAGCAGCGTTGTAGTTACACCAACACCTACAATGATGATAAGCGCTACCCTTACAATCAAACCAATAAGCTCGAACTGGGTGCGCTTCTGCATCAAATCCAAATCCTCAACGGCCTCATCTCTTAACTTCTCAGCATCATCTAAAGCATTTTGCAGCTCAAGCACTAAGGCTTCCTTTACAACAGCAGCCTCCTCAAGTTCCTTGTTTTGGCTCTGCACCCTCTTGTTGACCTCCAGCCTTTTCTTCCTGGCTTTCGTATCACGCTCCTTACATTCTTCAGTATAGGCTTTGACATCAGTAGGTAAAGACTTCGCCAATAGCTTTACAAAGTTTCCCTCTAAGTAAACCTTTTTGGCTTTTGCTTTACGCAAGGCCTCCTCTACCGTGTCTTTGCCATTTATCATTTATATACTTTAAATGGTGCGGTCTTCTTCTCATACCCGCTGTAGTCATTTAAGAAGTCCTCAAGGCGCGGCTCAATCTCATCGCTCTTGATGATCCAAAACTGCGCACCAACTGCTTTAGCTTTCTCAATCTCTTGGTTGTCATCTGATGATGAGATGATACCAATGACCACACCATTGCCGTAGTCGTTATTGATTTTTCTGATAAGCTCAATGCCGTCAAAAGAAGAACCTATGATATTTAAATCTACGAACACACACTCGGGGCGTTCATCTATAGGGCCTTCTTCAAACCACTGCTTGAAGAGTTTATCTGCCTCATCGGAGGAGTTGAGTGCCTCAAGGCTTAAAGTCATATCCAAGAGGCTGCACGCATCTTCAAATACCAAGTGGAAGAGGTCTTCATCATCCACCAGTAGTATGCTGTCTATCATTTTAATTCTATTATTATGTTTGTTCCTTGTTCTAATTTCTCTGCCCTAACGGTAAAGCTGTGCTCCTCCATTATTGCAATACATATATTCAAACCAAGGCCTGTGCCTTGCTCTTTGTCTTTGCCTCTTGTGTAAGGCTGTGATAACTCAAGGAACTGCTCGTGGCTCATCCCTCTACCATTATCTTGTATGTATAAACTATTGCCCTCTCTAAATAGAGATACCTTCTTGGTAGGGCTGTCATTGTATTTTAGCCCGTTGCGGATAAGGTTATCCACAGCGGTGCAGAACAAGGCTTCATTTACTATAGCAGCACCAAGGTCTTCAATCACTACTTGCTTGTAGTAGGATGTTGAGGATAGGTAGGTGCTGAGAATATCTTTTAAGTTGTTGTGTGTTTTATCGAGCTGGGCATCTTTCTTCACGAGGTTGGTGAACTCCTTAACACCGCTGTATACCTTTTGCGTATGTATGAGTCCCTCGCTTATCATCTTCAAGGGTGCAGCGATCTTGAGGCTCTTAATATCCTCATCACTCAATCTGCGCTTTAAAGAACTCAATCCTCTTGGGATGTATGTATTGATACCGCTGTGCATATCGTGGCGCAGAATCTTTGCAGCGTGCTCAAGGTAGCTGTTCTTCTTACCTACCTCCATCTCAATGAGCTTCTTCTCGGTGATGTCGGAGGCAATCTTTAGTATGCGATAAGTTTCTCCGTATGGGTTCTTGATGGGATTGTAGTTTCCGTATATCCAAAAATCTGAACCGTCCTTGGCGATGCGGAGGAACTCACCGCTCTTTACCTTTCCTTTTTTAAGGTCGTACCAAAAAGATTGATAGCTGCGCTCATCGATACCTGTAGGTAGTAGCATCTTGTGCTTCTTACCTATAAGCTCTTCCTGGCTGTAGCCCGACACCTTGCAGAAGATATCGTTGCACGAGATAAATGTACCGTCAAGATCAAGCTCTACCAATGCATTGCTCTCGTTTATCGCTCCGAGTGTATCGTCAATGCTTTGGAATTTGTAGCGCACGCGACGTACAAACTCAATGATAACATAAAAGAAGAAGGGCATAAAAGAAACCACGCACAGCCACCCAAAGAGCGCAGTGTTGTAGCTGACATCAAAGTAGCCGATGACCAGCGCCGTTTGCACAGCAAAAAAAGTGAGCATTATAAGAACGCTCACTGCTAATGATATTTTAGCTATAAAGGAAAGTTTCACTTTTCCTTATTCATTAGATACCAGCGCTGTGCTGTGTATCCTATTGAAGCGATAAGCAACAATATCTTTAAAGTGTCCTCAACATTGGCGAATGATACCGCCATCGTTGCGGAGTTTAGAATCAGCACTTTGATGTCAGTGGTATCCATTACTCCCCTTTCTTAGCAAATTTCTCTAAACCAGCGATGCCGAACGATCCAAGCGTTACAATAACAAAGCTGTTGTAGGTAAACTCATTGATGGGGAGGTCTTTGCCGCAAGCGCCAGTGATGACATCTGCGAGCATTACCAATACCATTACCGCGAAGGATAAGAAGCCGATGATGGTCTTTTCATTCCACTCATTATTGTCCTTGAAAATTTTTATAAACTTTTTCATTTGTTCCAATCTATATATTCAATGGTTACTTCCTTACCGCTCTCCAATGCTTTGGCGATGGCTGGATATATTCTTTTGTAAGCGTTGCTTGAGCTTCCAACAAATCCTTTAAGGTCGGAAGTATTCCCAACCAATAGGCAGCCCGCAGTATGCTCATCAGTGTTACCTGTGTGGATGAGGATGTACTCAAAGCCTGGAACATCTCTTACCCATAGCATTCCTTTGTGCATTGATTTGTACTTCTCGCTGTACTTGCTGTGGAAGCCGCCCTCGGTGCGCAGTGTTATCTGATAGCGCCCCGCTGGTATCCTTGTCTCTCCTTTTACCTTAACATCACGGTGCTCATCCTCTAAAGTATAAGAGAGGAACTCCACACCTTTGGTGACGTTTAATAACATCCCCAAGGTGTGATCCTGAGCGCTGTGGTATCTGATTACTTTAAGTTTCATACCTATATCAATTCCTCGGGGAACCATTCAGCACCCAATGTTTCTTCTTCCGTTAATTCAGCCGTGTAACTATCGTGCTTTAGTATTGCAAAATCTTCCCCGTTGGGATGCTCTACGATACTTGCCCACTGCGTAGTCGTTCCGCTATAACCCTCTCCCGTTGTTACCGAAGTGTTGTAGGCTTCTAAATCTGCCTTTGTTGTGCTTGTATAGTATGCCATTAGTAAATGCTATAAAAAGCGTTGATATTATCGTTAATTCCAGTGCGGTCACTTGTCTGATCACTTGCATATAGTATTCTTTCTTGGAATGCTAAAGGAGTATTCGCTGGCCCATAATTTAAATCGTATGAACCCCAAGCAAGAGAAGCATCTAATAAAGTGAGTATTCTTTGCGACCCCGTATCAAATGTCCAAGCTGCGCCTTGTGTCGTTCCAGTAAATAAGCTATCATTTACATAGAAATCAGGAGTACCCATACCAGCACCTAATGATGTTCCACTTGAATTGCGTACTTGATACCAGTAATACAATCCATTAGACCCTCCTCTAGCGGGTATGTAGTATCCGCTTGTAGTATTTCCTCTTGTGTCTACTTGGAACACACTTGTTATGGTTGAACTTAAACTTGCACTTAAGTTTTGACCACTTACGGGCTCTATACTTGGTTTGCTATTCTCTAAAATAGTAGACCCACTTGATACGATTTTCGGCTGTTTTGATGCTGTAGTTTCAGTCATATCAGAGCTATTACCACTTTGGTCATACCAAGTCGTTACAAAACCATCCGTACCGCTACAAAAAGTTTCAAGAGATGATGTGTCAAGTACAAAATCAACAAAACCAATATCTTGCTCGGCATTGTCCGATGCTCTACGAACACGGATTGCATCACCCGTATAAGTAGAACTTAACGCGCGTAAAGATACGGCAAGTTCTGCACCGCTATAAGTATCTAATATGTAGTCATATTCTGGAGATACTTGTGCGCTTGATGCACTATTGGCCGAATCACTTCCTAATGCGTTGGTCTCGGTTTGTACCGCTCTCAAGTATTTATCTTCATCTGCTGACACCGCAGTATAGGTGCTTGAAGTCGCTCCACTAATGTTAGCCCATCCACTTGTCCCGTTATCACTCCGCTGCCATTGGAATGTAGTTGTCGGTGTAGGTACACCCGTTGCACTTGCTGCCGTAGCAGTTAAAGTAGAATTGACTTTTGCATCTCCACTCAATGTAGGAACTCCGCTAATCACTGGAACACTACCAGCCACTTCAGAAGTAGAAGCACTATTTGCAGTGTCACTACCTTCAGCATTTGTAGCCGTTTGTGAAACTCTAATGTATTTATCATCATCCGCTAGAGCTATGGTGTAAGTCGTAGAAGTTTCTCCTACAATGTTACTCCATCCGCTTACGCCATCATCGCTAATCTGCCATTGCAGTGTGCTTGTTGGTGTTGGTACACCACTCACTGAAGCAAGTGAAGCAGTCAAGGTTTCTAATACTTGAGCCGTACCACTTATTGTAGGAACGCCACTAATTACTGGAACATTTCCTGCGATGTTTGATATATCATTAGAATCAGCATTTGCACTTCCTAAACTATTTGTTGCCGTTACAACACAATCAACATCCGTTGAATAATCCGCCGCTACTAAAGTATAGGTGCTTGATGTAGCACCGCTGATATTAACCGCATCTCTACGCCATTGATAGGCAAATGTAATCGTTGCGATACCTTGCCAAGTTCCATCCGTTGTAGATAGTGTCTGCCCTACTTGAGCCGTTCCACTTGCTACTGGTGCAGCAAGTAAGTATGGTAATCCTAATACTGGCCCTAAACTATTTGATAGTTGTGAGCTGCTTCCAGTATCATCCGTTGCAGTAACAAGGCAAGTGATATTCGTATTGTCATCAGCAGTAACAAGGACATAGGTAGAACTTGTTGCTCCACTGATATTTGAACCATCACGCTTCCATTGATATGCGTAGGTGATTGTTCCCGTTCCCGTCCAAGTTCCAGTGGTTGATGTTAGTGTTTCAGTGCGCTCTGCCGTACCACTAATTGCTGGAGCAACGCTATTGATTGGACCACCTTCTGCTACTTGCGAACTTGCTGCACTATCTGCGCTATCCGTACCTAATATATTAGTAGAAGTCTGCTGAACTCTTACATATTTAGTATTGTCATCATCAACCAAAGTATAGGCAATGGATGTTGCACCACTGATGTTTGACCAACCCGTAGAACCATTATCGCTAATCTGCCATTGATAGGAGGTGGTTGGCGTTGGTGTTCCGCTTACTGATGCGGCTGATGCAGTTAAAGTAGAGCCTACACTTGCCGTACCGCTAAATGTTGGCACTCCGCTTATGCTTGGAGCTTCACCTAAAATCTGCCCCGTTGCTGCACTATTCTCAACATCCGAACCTGCTGTGTTGGTAGCCGTATGTACAACTCTGATGTATTGGTCATCATCTGCTACTACTAAATCATAAGTTGCATTTGTAGCACCGCTGATATTTGACCAGCCCGTTGTGCCGTTTGCGCTGCGTTGCCATTGTCTTGTGCTTGTAGGTACTGGGAAGCCTGTAACCGAAGCAAGTGTTGCTGTTAATGTTTGACCTATCTCTTCAGTACCCGATATTGTAGGTACTGATGCGATAACTGGAATGCTTCCAGCGATTGGGCCTAAATCATTTGAATCAGCAGAATCACTACCTAATGAGTTGGTAGCAGTTACTACACAATCAACTAAAGCATAGTAATCATCATTCACAAGTGTGTAGGTAGATAAGGTTGCTCCGCTTATGTTTACTTCGTCTCTTCTCCATTGATATGCGAAAGTGATGGTTGCAATACCTTGCCAAGTACCTTCAGTGCTTGTTAATGTTTCACCGATTGCTGCCGTTCCGCTTATAACTGGATCGGATACTATAGATGGCGCGCCTAATATTGGGCCAAGTGAATTTGAAGATTTATTTCTTGAGCCTTCATCATCGGTTGCTGTTACAAAACAAGTGATAAAAGCATCATCATCTGCTTCTACCAAAACATAGGTAGTGGAAGTTTCACCGCTTATAGCAGCACCGTTTCTTCTCCATTGGTAAACAAAAGATATTGTACCAGTACCTGACCAGGTACCGTTGCTTGTTAAGGTTAGCGTTTCACCTCTTTCGGCTGTTCCGCTGATTACGGGAGCGACTTCATTTAGTGGGCCTTTGCCACCGCCGCCACCAATAATGCCTCTACGAAGTAGGTAATAAAATTGAGCACTATTCATTTCGTGAATGTTTTATGTTTTGTAAATATAAGTATCGCCTTACGGCTTTTATTTCTCCTTTTTCTGAATGATGAACCAGTTGTTGCTATTTCCGACCAATGTGATTCCGTCGTAACTTCTATTCATCACATATGTCGATTCGCCATCAATGCGCTGGCCCGATTGCGGTTGCAATGTGATGGTTTTATTTGCCACCACTGAATCATCCGTTTTAAATATCATCACCACGCCATTGTCGGGATTAGGTAAATTCAAAGTGTAGTTTCCATTTCCACCCGAATACGACACGTGATTGAAATGGTCATTCAATGTCAATGTTTCCGAACCGCCAGCCGTTCCCGTGACGTTGTTGATTGTAACACTCACTTGTTTTGTTGTTGTGAATGAACCAACCGATGTGGCCGCCAGTGTTGATGATCCTGTAACGTCCAAATCATTGCCTACCGTCACATCATTATCTACACTTGCATCTTGTGCGTTGAAATCATTGACATCTAAAGCGGCAATGTTTATCTCTCCCGTGCCGTTGTTTCCTCCAATGCTAAAGACTGGGTCAGCGGGTACACCTGTATCGGTGTTGCTGATGGTAATGCTCTCCCTTGAGATTCCAAACCATTCGCCATCCCACTCGTCATTGTTGGCATTGTATCTACCGCCAAGCTGTAACCAGTTGGTGCCTTCAAATACTAAGCGAGTCATAAAGTGATTGTTACTAAAGAACTGCCCCTCGTATTTCTTCACGGGTGTATTCATCAACCTTAAAAACTCATTACACACAAGGCGTTGTGCGGATACATAACTGCCGCTATTTCCTTCACGCCATCCCGTTGTCAATGTTCTTGATGTTGGTGAGTTACGCTTGTACAAGCTCCCTCTTACTCCTGGCCCGTCAAAGATTTTTGTTTGGCCAAGATCGTAAACAATACCGCTATCAATATCGGGGTTCGTAGTTGTAGAGCGTATATCTACGCCATTCACACCTATGGACTTTCTGATTGACACTACCTCCGTTTTCCACGTTGCTGTGTTTCCAGCGTTTATCACCTTTGTAGTGCCGTCTGCTTTGATGAATCTATTGCTATTGAACTGCACGGTGATATCGCCATCCGTTTGCAAGTACGGCGTTACTATGGTAACGGTGCCCGTAGTAAATTGGAATCCAAAATCACTGCGTTCAACAAGTCTACCCGCCAGCACTTGATACCCGCCATCTGCTTGCGTTGTTGTCCACGTTTGGCTTAATGGTGTGAGCTTGTTATGGTCACGCTCCAAGTAGTAGACCGTCGTGCCATCATCTTGGATGACATCAACATCAAACATATACCACAAGAACTGCGCGTTGTCCGTCACATTTGCGGTCAATGTTACCTTATAAGTAAAGGTTATCTCAAGGAAGTTGTTGACGTTTGTGCCAGGAGTAAACCCTAAATCCATCAACGGGCTTGTGTTCTGCGTAGATACAATACCCGCATAGTCCAAGTCATTCTCTAAGGTTTGGATGCGCACATCATTTACCGCTGGGAGAAAGTTGAAGATATTACCAGCAAGGCGAGCCTTGTTGCTTGTTTGGTCAATGGTCTTATTGCGTGATACACTTGCAGAGCCTTGCAGCACCCCATTCTTATTGTAGCTAAATTCAGTGATGTTGTTGTTGTCCCTTTCAAACAACTGCTCAAGGCGGTAGCTTCCATCAGAGAAATAAAAGCGCAATCCAAAGATTCTGCATATTCCCGTAAGCACATCGTAATATGAGGCTTTATCTACCGATCCATCAGCACTAAAAGAATGGAACACATCACAATCGACCTCCGTTGTTTCAAGGGCTTGCTGTGCTGCGTTGTAAGTATGTGCATTACTCCACCAATTGCTTATCACTTTTAAAAGCGTGTCATCGGTTTCATAGATGTTGAAGGTATTGATGGCAGCGATGGCACCTCTCACCGTGGTTACAATTTCAGATAATGAAGTAGGGCCGTCCTCATCCTTGAGCCTTGCAATACCATCGTTTGCGCTTATCTGCAAAATATAAGGCTGTGATATATCCTCTACAGCGACAACATCTTGAAGGATGTAGCCACCCCAAAAGAATGTAGTGCTCGTATCATCGGGGCCTCTATATATTTTGATGTAGTAGCGATTCTCTTGGTAGTTCTTTAAGCTCGTTTCAAAGGCCGCTGTTGCAGTATCACGGATGTACATACCCATAGATATGCTTGAGCCAATGATTGGGCTGTAGATGTTGTCAGTTTGTCCCGTGTAGTTCAGCTCAAAACCATTACCATCTACTTTAAATTCATCGGGAGAACTACCAGTATAGTCCTCATCCCATATCTCTACCTTGTAGTAGGTTCCTCGTGAGCTTAAGAACTCCGAGTATAGTTTTACTGCTGCCATATATTATCCGCCTATTCCGCTTAAACGATTTCTATTTCTTCCAGCACGCTCACCCGATAGCAATATATCGGATCCACTTAATCTTCCAAATATCTCAATGCCTTGCATCGCGCCACCGAGTCCTCCGTTTATTCCAAAACTTGGCACTCCCATTGAAGGGCCGCCAAAATGCTTGAATGCTGTACCAATAGATTGCATAGATAACGCACCTACGCCACCGCCTAATACCGCAGCCATAACAATACTAAGAACCAAGGCCGCTGCAATAGTTGCGGCAAGCTGTGCGAGCATCGCTTTTAAACCGTCAGCGAATACCTTAAAGAAGCTCTCGCCACTTGTTAAAGCGGCATTAAAGGATGCAGTCAATACATTTCCAATAGTGCTGCCTAATTCATTGAACGCCGTGACCGCATCAAAGGTTGCCGATTCTAAATCATAAGTTAAGTTCAAGCCCTTCTCTAAGGCTTGTGATCTTAGTAGCTCATTAGAGAACTCTCTATATTGCTGTAAGGTCATCATCATTGGCTGGAAAGCTGCCTCTTGCGCTTTACCCAGCATTGAGTGAGCCTGCTTAAGCCTGTGGATTGTTTCAGTATAGAAGTGCGCTTCGTTTCGCGTTCTTTCTATAGCCTCGCCTAAATCATCAGTTGCATCAGTTGATTCATCAGTAGCTTTATTTAGGTCTTTTTGTAAAGGAACCCATTGCTGTACCTTGTTCTTCCAGTCCTCAATTTTTGGGAGGCCATTGGTGAACTCAGCGTTCATCTCTTTAACCTCTTCTTCAGTTTCACCAAGCAAAGAGAGAAGTGCTTTGGTAGGGTTGGTCACTAAATCTAAACCAAACTTAGTGATATTAAAGTAAGATTGTACAGCAGTGAATAATCGCTTGTAGCCTTTCTCCTGGTCATCAAGAATAAAGTTGACGGTGTCAAGACCGCTAATGGTTTTGTCAAGGAAAGCAGAGTATACAGGTAGGAGCTTCTCACCTACTTCAGTCTTTAGGTTGGTGATTGAAGCACGCTGCTGGTCTACCTTCATTGAGGTAGTTGTAACGCGCTCGCCAACCTTCTCGAACTCCTCGTCCATTATTGCACCAACAGCGGCAGCCATAGAGCCAAGCTCTTTGGTTTTTGCTTGCAGCTCAATGGTAGATATACCAAGGTTATCAAGAATCTTAACCGATTCTCTACCTAGACCAGTAACAAAAGAGTCAACCATATAGTCAACGCTCTCACCCGTAGCTTGTGCTCTACGTTGTGCAAACTCTAAACCCTTCGCAAGTGTATCCATAGGGATACGGAAGTTTTCAGCCTTTACAGCCGTCTGCATCAGCTTTAAGTCATCAACGGTGCCCGCTGTGGCTTTTCTAAGGTTGTCAAGAAGTGTAGGATCGTTTAAACGATTAAAAGCCGCCTCAACGCCTTCCATCTTAGATGCAAGCTCTATAGATTCAGCAGCAAACTGCTGGATAATATCAATAGCAAAGGAAGCGCCAATCACTCCACCTAAAGCACCAAAACCACCGCTTAACTTCTTTAAGCTGTGGTCGATGTTGCCCATTGCACCGCGGAACTGCTTTAAGTCCGCGCCAATCTTAAAATCTATATCCGTACGGCTCATTTACCAAACACCTTTTTAATTGCCTCTTGCACCTCTTCGTATGTTGCAGCCTTATGTACTCGCTTCTTGCTATCCCAAGGGAAAACAGCCAAGTCTTTAGGGCCTAATCTTTTCTTCGTATGTGGCGCAATGTTTACCGCTGCTTGCCACCTCGTGGTCTCCCATACCAATTCAGTCTCATACTGAATACGATTTTGGAAGCCCTCTCTTTTGTTTTGGAATTGTCGCGGAGTCATATTGTAGAACTCCTCAACACTCATTCCCATCTCACCCAAACCTACCGCTTCCAGTGCATCCCAATCAAGGGATTCCGAGGCTTGGGCGTTTACTTTTTTTCTTCAGCTCCTGGCTTCACAAAGGAGGCAACAAACAATTCCATACACTGCTGAATGATACTCATATCCTCATCAAGCAAGTCGGCAATGTCATCAGTGTCAAGATCGAAGGCTTGCTTCTCTGCTCGTGCACCGTCTTTCATTCCCGCCCATACCAAATTGATGGCGTGGTCTATACTTATGTTTTCTCCTATCTTTTCAAGCTCTTGCAATCCAATGCCGCTGGCATTGCAAAACAATCTTAATGCATTGAACCCGTACTTTACAGGGTATGTCTTTTCGCCTACTTTTATCAAGTTTGTTTCCATTGTTGTGTGTGATGTTAAAATAGGGAGGCCGAAGCCCCCCTACTGATATTATGATTGAGTACCTTGAGTTAAGGTGCTTGTTCCTTGGAATGAGAAAGAGAACGTTGCGTTGTCTTCTACTCCAGCATCAGTTGAGAACTCAGTGAAGTACCCAGTACCGCTGTAGTATTTCTCATCAGTTGCTTCTGAACCAAACTCAATGTAAATAACGGTGCGGCTGCTTAGATGTCCGTAGATATCATCAGGCGTTGCCTTTCCGCTATTATTGTACACTACCAAGCCTTCGCCCGATAGAGTCCAAGATTTTTGGCCTTCCAATACTTCCATCCAGCCCGCGCTGTCTTTCGTGGAAATATCACGAGTTGCCATTGTAACGCTTAAGGAAGCGCTTGTCATTTTACCAACGGTTTCATATGTTGCACCGTCAGTACCGATGCGTACTACAACATCGGTGCTATTCATTACTGATGTACTTGCTGCCATCTTTTTTTAATTTTATGATTTGACTATTCTAAACACTAAATCAACTGATACCGCAAAAGTCTCCTCATCAACATTGAATACCTCACTTTGAGTATCAAAGCCACACGATTGAACATTCACGCCCTCAATTGTTTCCTTCATTCGCACAAAAGTCGTGCGTATATTTTCAACGGCAGTTTGTAGCGTGCCGTAGTTATCTCCTATTAAAGTCAGCTCAATGTTGACTATATCAATATGGCTGTCGGCATCTTTCGATCCTTCAGGGCGGATGCTTGTAGTATCGTAAATGCAAAAAGGTCGGGCACTCGTTTGCGCTCCAACCAAAGGATAAACACGGCCAGCGAAAACGTTGTTTAAACTGCTGGTGTTATCGAACTTGTACTTTATTACTTTACCAATCATCGCAAACCAAATCTCTGCCCAAACTTGAGCTTGTTTATCTCTCTTGTGGTTTCCGTTCTAAATACACGGACAAACCTCACATTCACCCTTGTCTTTGCAGCAGCCATTGCCTTTTGCGCAAAGTTTAAGTTTTGACCTTGGTATCGCTTTCCTTGATTGCCTCCAACTCTTAACCAGCCAAAGTTTATCATCCCAGCGTACCAACCGCCTTTCTCTGCATCTTTATACCTACCGCTTCTGCGTGGCCCAACACTCATACCTACTACATCTTTCTTTTGTAGGTGCTTGGGTGTCTTTATACCAACACTTCTGCGCAGTTGTCCAGGCTTTATCTCGTAGGCTATCTTGCCGTTTCGATATACTTTAAACACCTCATCTGCATCAGTGATGTTGCGCTTATAAGAGTCAACCATAGGCGGCAGTGATTTCTTCCCTACTTTCTTGAGTATTCTCTTCTTGAGTCTATCATCAAGTTTGCGGAGCTTTCTCATCACCTCAGCGACACCCTCAACTCTTACTTTTACGTTTTCCATTACTGCGCATCTGACCATAAGCATACAATCTTAAGGAATGCCTTGCGGGCATCTGCGGATTGTATCGCTTGAATCTTATATGTATTGTTGTTGTATAAAATACGCATCTCCTCATCAACATCAGTGCGGTAGCGAATAATAAACTCCACCTTTTTAGTGGCTGCTATCATCTCACCGTCTTCACCCTCGCGCCCTACTCTCTCAACCACGTTGGCCCATACTGAAGCAAGGGTAGAGAAGCTCTTCACTTCTTGCCCAAAGTTATCCGTAGTTTCACTAAAGGTTTGAATAGTGATTCTACGATCCAGTTGTCCAGCTTGGTCTATCATTAGAATGTAAAGATGCGGAATGGGTTAAACAGGTACTCCGATGCTGTTGGCATTTTTCTCACTCGGTCATCTCTCTTATCATATAAGTCGCTGATGATTAGGAGCATCCCTTGCTTTAATGGCGTGGGTATACTACTCACATCAGCACCCACTACATAGCGGACAATGACTTGATTGATGATTCCGTTAGTCGCAAACCATCCAGCAGTAGAAGCTACTCTTGCTGGTTCACTTATAGTATCAGAAACGTAGTAAGATGATGCGACGGTCTCTTCCGAGCCAATCTCATCAACATACTTAAGGCTTGTGATTGATTGCACTGGGCCTCTTGATAGGTAGATGATGTCTTTGCTTACCGCATTCTTATAGTTCGGGAAGCCATCAAAATACTCATCAATGGTAGTAGTAACCAAGATTCTGCGAGTATACTGCTCACACATCTCACGCGCAGCAGAAATCAATGCGCCTATAAGCGCATCATCATCACTACCATCAACACGCAAGAAGTTCTTCGCCTCTTCTAATGTAATCGGCTCGCTGGCCGCTGGTGTTACTACTGAATAAGCCATTACCTTTTCTCCTTACTTTTTGGTTTTGACACGGTCTTCTTGGCACGCTTTTTAGGTGGCTCTGCAACTGCATCGCAAAAACCAGCGTTCAAGAACTCCATTGCTCTATCGCTGGGGAGTTCCACCTCCGCACCTTTGCGGAAGCGGAACCCATTGCCAGCAACAGTCTTTTTAAAGACTACTTTCATCCTTATGCTTGGATCAAGTGCTTAACTGCACGGCTATCCAATACAGCAGAATCGCTTCTCTTGTAGCTTACAAAGCCTACTTCGAGTTCGTCAGCGAAACGCTCGTTTAAGCGTAGCATTTGAACACCACCAGCATTACGAACAACAAACTTGCTGAAGTCAGCAGCAATCATTGTCTTAGTACCAGTTGCGATGCTTGACTGCATATCGTTATTCACATAAACTGGAATACCGAAGATGCGGTCAGGCTGCCCAGCTTCCATCGATGGGATGAAGATTGGGAAGTCATTAGCAGAACCAAGGCCTAAAGCACGAACAGCAGAAACGATGTTATCGTGAGCCATAAGACCGAAGCCAGGCTTGTTGCGATAAGAAGCATCTACGCTGTAGATAAGGTCAAGGATATCATCCGCAGTGATTGCAGTTGCACCAGCAGCAGTGTTACCTAAAGCTGAACCAGTTACCAAACCTTGAGGTTGAGAAGAACCAGTACCAGTAGTAAAAGCCGCATTGGTTGCACGAGCGATACGCTCACCCATAGCTTCAACCAAGAACGAGTTCAAGTCGAAAGCAGAGTCTTGCAACAATTGCTGAGATACTTTTACTAATGAGCTGTAGTTGTAAGCAGAAAGCTGCTTGTTGCCAAAGGTCATATCTTGTACCGTTACCGCAGAAGCCTCACCAATTAGGTTAGCATCAGTTGCAGTATCGTTGATTGTTGGGTAATCTAACAAGCCACCTGAAGCAGTGTTCAACTTCTTAGCCAAACGCTCTACTTCACCTGTGAAGGCAGTAGCAACATCAAGCTCATTGCTGAACTCTTGAGGTACTAAGAAACCACCTAAGCTATCAGTACCAGCGATTTGAGTCGCAGTACCACGCTTTTGTACCATTGAGCGCTCTTCAGCAGACAATGAACCAAAGCCGTGACGTAGGTATTTAGAGAATGCAGCAGATGCGTTTGCTTTAGGAGCAGCAGCACGAGCTTCGCCTTCCATTGAAGCGATCTCTTTCTTCATCTCAGCGTTACGCTCGATGATTTCAATTTCTTGCTTGAGGCCACGAGCATCTGCTTCGATAGCTTCAAACTTTGTTTTTTCTTCGCCCGTCATTGAGCGATTTTCAGCGTGTGCACCAGCTACAATTGCATCAGCATCTTTGATGAGCTGCGCACGACGTCCTCTTAATTCGATGTTTTTCATCTTAATCGAGTTTTAAAAGTTTGAGTTTATATTCAAAGATTTCAATATCAGACATTTCTTCCGCCTCGGCTTTCACCTCAACTTCAGCACCCTCTGATTCGGGTGTATCTTTTCTCATCATTAGCTCACTTGTAGCATCGGGGTACGCAGGTTGCGCAACTGGCGATACATCAAGAAGCCTTGATACTTTTTCTATTATTCTATAAGTCTTTCCATCACGCTCTTCCCAGCGGTCGCGGTCAATCAAGAAGGCGAATGAACTTTGGTTCACATCACCTCTCTTCATCAATTCAACCAAATCATTTGCGTATGAAGTATTCGGTAGGTCAACTTCGTAGTAGAGTCCTCGCTCATCACTACCAAGGCGTAGGGTTCCGCTGGACACTCTACCAAGTAATAAATTCTCATCGTGATTAAAGTAAGCGCGTGTGTCGTTATCCATTACCTCATCAAAGGCTCCAGTAGCAATCTGCTCGTAGAAGCCTCCCATCCATTCGCTGTCGCTGTTGTAAACAGCAGCGTATCCTCTAATGGTGTTGCCTTCATACTCAGCGTTCTCCATACGGAACTCACGCTTCTCAATGATGGCCTTGTGGCTACGCACCTCAGCATCAAACTTCTCTAAAGTCGAGAAGCGGTGCGCGACATTAAGCGCTGGCTTGCGCTCGATGTAGGCTTCCTCTTCCGAGGAGTAGCGGTATATTCTAATGAGAGCCGCTGGATCATCAGCAGTGCCGTTGACTTTAAAGCCGCTATCTGCCTCGAGTTCTCCATCTCTTTCGATTTGAATGATAACACCGTAAGCGTTTCCGCCGCTTGTGTTCCAACGTACAAAATCACCTACGCTCAACGCATCGGGTGCTGCACGCTCCTCATCTTTATAGCCAGCCTCTTCCATCTCACCCTTACCGAATGTGATGACAATTTCCTCATCAGTCTCAACAACGGACTTGATGTGGCGCTCGTTTTTATTTTCTTCCATTCCTTCTATCGTTCTTTTTGCCCAGCGCAGCATCTCATCACCGCCCCAAGCTGCATACATAATAGAACCGCAAATCTCCTTGCCGTCCTCATCAGTGAACTTACCTTGGTCGTAGGTCTTCGCTCTACTCAAAAAGCTGTAAGTTCTTACAAGCGTTTCATCGCTGAGGTTTTCTTTACCCGCGATTTGGTTTGCTCTTGCCCACCCTACAGGTGTACCACAATCCGTACCATTCTTCTCACGGAAGTCTAAAGCACGTTGTGCGTTGTTTACTGCTGCTTGTGGATAGTCATTGTATGGCATTACTCAGCAGCGTTATCAGTTCCCGCCTCAACCATATTCATAGGTTGTAAGTAAATATCTCCTCCATCAATTGGGTCAAGGCTCTCGTGTTTGCGTATGTCATTAACGCTCAACCATCCCCATTGTCTTGCCGTTGCATAGCTTGAGTATCTGCTTGAGATATCACCGCGAAGAAGCCCATCCATATTGATACGGATAAAATAGTCCTCTTGACCAGGAAATAGCTTGCGGTTAAACTCTGCCTCCCAACGCTTTACCCACGGTAGTATCGTGTTGCGCTGGAACTGAATGCCTTGCTCCTCGATGTTGGCTCTCGTACTTGAGTTCTCTAACGATCCAAGATAAGCCAATGGGATACGGAAAAACCTTGCAATGTCTTCTACTCCAAACTTACGCGTTTCTAAGAACTGCGATTCTTGTGGTGAGATGCTGACCTTTTGCAAGTTCATTCCTTCTTCCAATATGGCTGTCTTATGTGCGTTGTCGAGACCGCTGTACCTACGTTGCCAAGAAGCCATTAAACGCTTATAGGCTTCATCTGATAGGCGGCCAGGATGCGTGAGCACCGCACTTACGTTTGCGCCATTACCAAAGAATGAACCACCGAACTGGTCAGCAGCCAAACCAAGGCCAATGCTTTCTCGTGCTGCCTCTATTACACTCTTACCAATGATACCGTCAAACGATAACCCTAAAATGTGTATCATCTCAGTATCATCAAAGGTCTCTTTACCTTGGTCAATGTTGTAGAACTTCTCATCCTTGTAGACCTTAACCTCAACGCGGTCGGGGTGTACTGGAATAAGTTTAACGGGCTGGCCCGCTTCGTTTCTACGGATCGCAATAAATGCATTCCCGTGCAAACAAAGGTGCGCCTGACAAACCTCTCTAAAGTTAAAGTCCGTCATCATCCCGTTCGGGTGATGTATTAGCTTATTGATTGGGTGTGCTGATGCGTTGCGGGTGCTATCGCCTACATCTTGCTTCACTGCCCACGGCAATGATGCTATAGTCTCGGAGATAACACGAACGGCACCAAATACCGCAGAAAGGCGCATAGCGCTATCCTCAGTGATTGCAATACCCGTTTTTGAGGCCGCGCCGTCAAACATCCAAGAAGCGGGATTCGCTAATGATGTTGAAGGGTTATTAGGCGAAGAGCGGAATGCTCCAATGATACGCCCAAATAGATTTTGATTCTCGGCCATAAAGTAGTGTGTACTTTGTAATTACATCACCAAATATAAGTATCGCTAAATGGGAATAAAAAAACCCCCTCAAATCAATGAGGAGGTTTGCACCGCTAAGAACCTAATAGAAATTAATAAACCAAAACCAACACTAAAATGGATGCGGTGAGTGAGCAAAGCTATCTATTTCAATCCTATTACGCAAGGCGCGAAGGGTAAATCTCATTCGTACATTCTCACGCACGATATCTTGCAAAACAGCAACACCATTTCTGATGCTGATGATCTTGTACTGCCACCCGAATCTTTTCGATAGCAAGTAATCGCCAATAACTAATTTCGTTTCTTTCATAATCAAGAGTTTTGTTGTTGTCCTCTAAATATACAAAAAAACAAACACGAAACAAGTGCCCCAGCGTTTGTCAAAGATGCAAGTATCTATTTACCTACGGAGGAGGCTATGCCTCCGTAGGGAAATAAATACAAAGACAAATACCTTTATTTTTTATTTTTTTTCTCTATATATAGGAGGAACAAAAAGAAAATTAACACCTAAATGTTAATAACGCTCTTTTTGTATCGTGTAGCTTTTACCCTCAAAAATGAGTTCAACGGAGTAGTTATTCCCTCCCTCGTGTCTTAAAAAAGGAGACAATCCTGGAACATCGAAGAGCAGCAACCCAACCTTTTTTGCTTCATCTATGGTCATAAGAATCGGATTTCTTGACTTTCATAAGTGCTGACTTTCGATACATCAGAATTCTCAACCGTCATCTTTTCACCCAGCGCCATTATCATAGCAACAACGCCATCAATCTTATCGCCAGCTTTTGCTTTAGAGAACTTCACGTTCTCAGCATCATCTTTCTTCACTACAACATTCCCTACCATCCAGCGAAGCATAGAGTGACCGCCGTGGTGCAATGCCGCTTTCTTAATCAATACCTCAGCATTCTTGATTGGGCCACTCATAGATACAAACCCTTGGCCGAACGGGTCTAAATCAAGGCCCTCATCTACGAGCTGCTGCACTAAAGAGTTAGAGTTCCATCTATCAAAAGCGATGCTCTGCACATCAAACACATCAGCGGCCTCCAATATCTTCTGCTTGATAACGCTATAGTCGGTGCTGTTCCCATCGGTAACGATAAGCTCACCTTTAGAAACAAAGCTGTCGTACGATCCACCCGTTTGCACCCTTCTGCGCTCCACGGCGGCCTCACTTACAAATAGATAAGGCAACACCTTGATACTGCCATCATCCCAAGGGAATACCAAAACAAAAGCAGTGACATCCTCAACGGCTGCTAAATCTAAACCGCCATAACAAGGCCTCCCTTTTAACTCTTCTAAGTGTACACTGCCCGAGCTTTTCATCCACTCATCATCAGATATCCAGCCACTTAAGCTATTCACCCATTGGTTCAAGTGCAACTGCCTAAACGCAATCTCACTGGACGGTAGGCTCTTTGCCTCTTGGCTCATCTTTTTAAAATACTCGGGCTTGATGCTCACATCAAAGTTGGGGTTTGCTTTGCGCCACGTATCCTCACTATGGATATCATCATCAAGAGAGGCCTCATATATAAGTGGCAAGAAAGTGCTGTCCTCAATGATTCCGCTGCGCACCTTCTTCCCATAATCATAAAGCTCATAGCAAACGCTGTTAGGATCGAAGAGGCCCGCAGTAGAGATGCCGAACATAAGCGGCTGGGAACGTGCACCCATAGAGGTAGCCATTACATCCCAAAGCTCACGGTTTTTAGCAGTATGCACCTCATCATACAATACCGCACTCGCATTGCTCCCGTGCAAAACACCAGCATCCGCAGCTACCGCTTTAAGGAATGAGTTGGTGCCGTTGAGCACAATCGAGTTGCGGTACACCTTACAAGCGCGCTCGAGTACAGGTTGATTCCGAACCATTTGCTTACATACGTCATAGATAGCGTTTGCTTGGTCGCGTGATGAGGCGCATACATATATCTCCGCTCCTGGCTCTTTCTCTACGAATAGCAAAGCCAAACCAATAGCAGCGAGTAGGTTACTCTTTCCATTCTTACGCGGGATGAACACAAACGAGGTGCGGTACTGCCGAGTACCATCTTCGTTTACCGTACCAAAGAGTTGGCGTATGTATTCTATCTGCCACTCCTCTAATATGAATGGCTTATTGGCTAAGTCACCTTTAACGTGGGTGCAGACCTTTTCTATAAATCTGATGACCCTATCTGCTTTGTTGCTGTCGTACATTATTTGATTTTTATTTGACTTCTTGACACAATCCTTTTTATTGTATTGGGACTGGGATGGTTAGACAACACTTTCGTTAATCCAGTAAGGGAAACATATTTGTTGTTTTTAGACAAATTATCATTAGCGTTTAATATTTGCATATTGCTAAAGTGGTTCAATGCAAAAACCTCATCTTTGCTTTTTGCCAATGACACTGGAACAATGTGGTCAATGTGTGTTTTTGGTGGATTGTACTGGTTGTTTAACCATTCTTTAAAAAACCAAGTTAACGTGCATCCAAGTATTTTTTCGGTGTTCTTTGATTTCTTGAATCCGTTCCTTTTGTAAGATGACCGTATGTTATTCCTCAGCAATCTTGAGTATTTATAAACTGGGTCATTCTTTTTTCTTTGGTGATAATTTGACTTGTTCTCTTTTATCTTGTCAGCGTTGTTTTTTCTGTACTCCGAACCTCTTTGTAATATCTTGTTCCGGTTGTTGTTATAGTATTCCTTATGCTTTTGTGAAATCTCTTTTTTGTTTTCTTCGTATTTCTTACGATTTCGATTTTTTACGTAATCAATATTTTCTTCTCGCCATTCCTTTACCTTCTTTTTGATGTCGTCGGCATTCTTATGGTAATACCTTTTTCTTCTTTCTCGGATGACCTCAATGTTTTCGTGATAATATTGATTTGTTCTTTTTTTTATCTCCTCTTTTTTTTCTTGATAGCGTTCTTTATCCTTTTTGCTTTTTAGCTTCTTGTTCTGCAAATGATATTGCTTCTTACAATCCTTGCATTTTGACTGATGCCCGTCTTTTGAACGATTGTCTTTGTGAAAATCATTGAACGACTTTATCTCTTTGCATTTGTGACATCTCTTCTCCATATCATTCTCCTAATAAATCTTCTAAACTATCAATCTTCTCGGGTGTGCTCAACTTGGCTCTTGCCGCTGCGGTGAGTCCAAACTCGGGGAGCATCTTTTTTATTCTATCCCACGCACCATTCATCATTGCAAGCTCGGGCCTTGGTCGATGCATCTCATCACCTTGTGCTGTGGTGGTCGCATAGGTTGGGCCTAATCTTTTAATCACTGCTCGGCTTGCGCAATAGTCCTCCCACGCATCGCTTATCATTTGCAATGCGATGGCATCAAGTTCTGCAACAACGCCAAGATCATCAAGGTGCTTAACCAACCAGTCAAAAGTCTCCTCTGCACTTTGGTAGGTTGGGAGCACTGGGCGGCCTTGCACTTCAAGGCGCTCTTCGTGACGGTCTTTTCTATAAGTATCTGCTGCCTTCAGCATCGCTGTTGGCTTTGGTTTTCTTCCTGGCATATCCTAAAACATTGTAAGTTGAGATTGGTGAACGCGTAATCGTTCGCAAGCCTTTTCATAATATTCCAAATCAATTTCAAAACCAGTCAAATTGTAGCCGCGATTGTGACACGCCAACGCTATTGAACCCGAACCTAAATGCGTGTCTAAAATCGTATCAAAGTCTTTTGCGTAATTGTCCAAAATCCATTCATACAATTGAACTGGCTTTTGTGTTGGATGAAATCTTGCGTGCCTATCTTTTGACAAATGATATTTGAAAGAACGCAACGCTCGGTTGAATGACGTGAATGCCAGCTCACCATCCGAAAAATCAGAATCGCCGTTTTGTTTGTCCCAGTAAATCCAACCCATAGACGGACGCTTGATTTTGTCAATCATATAATTAGCACCCCAAATGATTTGGTTTCTTGACACACGAAATAATTCGTCATAGTATTCTTGACTTGGTGTTTCCGAATCCCACGCCTTCCCTTTATTCTTATACTTACCGGAACCAAGTGTCATCTTGTTGACGCTGATTCCGTAGGGCGGGTCAACAATCGCCAAATCAAATTGGTTGTCGTCCATCTTCTTCATTGCTTCAAGGCAATCTTGGTTTTTTAAATCAATCATATTTTATCATTTTATTCGGGAACACTGCCCGACTTTTACCCTTTTCATTTCGACTGCGTGTAAAGAAGAC